GCACAGTTCTCAACAGCCGTAATTGCATTAGACCCCGATGCACTACCCAAGACTTTGCAGATGGCAAAGGAACTACGTGGTCACGTAAACGATGTTCGTGTACTACGTTTGAACGATGATTTGAAATATCGTAACCCGACAGATATGGAGAACTTATATGGAATTATCAATCATTAGAAGCCTAATGGATAAGTCATTCTATGATGACCATCGTGGTAGCAAATGCCCACCACGTTTGTTCAGCAAGGATGCACGTAAGATTAAAGAGGCTATCGACACAGCTATGGATAGGTATGAGCGTACTGTCACACCCGATGAGGTTGAGGCATTGTTCATGGCTAACAATCCTACGCTGACTACAGCACAGAAGCAGGGCTATGTCTCTATGTTCTCTTCTATCAAGCGTGAGCAGCCAATGGGTAGTGACATAGCACAAGAGGTGCTGTCCAAACTATTCCAGCAGGTTGTTGGCGAAGACGTTGCTAACATAGGTTTCGACATGGTGAATGGTGACAGTGCCACACTTGAGAAGCTACGCAACTTGCTTGAGCGTTATGGTGATGACTTCATTCCCAACCTCAACATTGAGTGGGATGACATCACAATTGAAACACTCATGGCAAAGGCTGAGTTAGAAGCTAAGTGGGCGTTTAACATATCCAGCGTAGTGCGTAAGGTAGAGGGCGTGTCAGGCGGTCAGTTGATTGAGGTAGGCGCACGGCCTAACACTGGCAAGACATCCTTCCACGCCAGCTTGATTGCAGCACCGGGTGGCTTTGCACATCAGGGTGCCAAGTGCATCATCCTATGTAACGAAGAACCTACTCACCGTGTCGGTGCTAGATACTTGACTGCTGCAGCAGGGATGACTGCTCGTGAAGTACGTGACAACATGGGCAAGGCCAAGTCACTGTATGAGCCTGTGATGAATAACATCAGGATTAAAGATGCAGGTGGTCGTGACATGGCGTGGGTTGAATCAGTCTGTAAGGCTAACAACCCCGACATCCTTGTGCTTGACATGGGTGACAAGTTTGGTGTGGCAGGTAACTATGCCAGACCTGACGAAGCACTCAAGGCTTGCGCTATCTATGCACGGCAGATTGCCAAGACATATGACTGTGCTGTATTCTATATGTCACAGCTATCTGCAGAGGCAGAGGGTAGGTCACAGCTTAATCAGTCTATGATGGAAGGCTCACGTACAGGTAAGGCTGCTGAAGCTGACTTGATGATACTGATTGGCAAGTCACCTAGTGTAGAAGGCCAAGAGGAAGACAGCCCATTGCGTCACATCAACATCGTTAAGAACAAACTGAATGGCTGGCATGGTATGGTGAACGTAGAACTCAACTACCAGACTGCGAGGTATGAAGGATGACCCAGCAGGAATTGTTTGGTGAGAATGTTTTCTTTGACACTGAGGCTGACACAAAAAAGTGTAGCAAGTGCAAGAAACATCTACCACTGACTGCATTTTCCTTCTGTCATGGACAAACATACTTGCGTCCTGAGTGTAAACAGTGTATGAGGAATATGTCTAAAGTAAGAGAAGCCATTCGCAAGCAACACGGTATGCCTGACGAAGACACTTATGTATGCCCTATCTGCCTTGGCACTGCTGAAGAGGTAGGAGATTTGCAAAACAGAACTGCGTGGGTATTAGACCACTGCCACACAACACATAAATTTCGTGGGTGGCTGTGTCATAAATGCAACAGGTCATTGGGTGGCTTTAACGACAGCATAGACACATTGAAGAGAGCAATACAGTATTTACAAGGAGACCCCGATGAAACTAACACTTGATGTAGAGAACACCGTCACCAAGCGTGATGGTAAGATGCACCTTGACCCCTTTGAGCCAGAGAACTCACTGACTATGATTGGTGTGTTGACTGACCAAGACGTGGAGCGACACTTCCCATTTGACCATTGTGACGTACCTAATCAACAACATTTCTATGAGCAGGTGCAATGGTTCTTAGACGAAGCTACTATTCTTATCTGCCACAACGCAGCGCATGACTTGCTGTGGCTATGGGAGTCAGGCTTTACATATGACGGGCCTGTGTTTGACACAATGCTTGCAGAGTATGTATTGCAGCGCGGCATTAAAGAACCGTTGTCACTTGAGGCTTGTGCAGAGCGTTACGAACTGGACACCAAGAAGCAGGACACATTGAAGGAATACTTCAAGCAAGGCTACAGCACACGCGATATACCATACAATGAGTTGTGTGAATACCTGTCTGCTGACCTTCATGCTACGCAGCAACTTGCTGACAAGCTGATTTATCGTTTGAATACACCAGCAGACAGTGGCCTACGTGGTACAGTAGACCTGACCAATCAAGTAGCTGTGTGCCTGTCACGTATCTATCAACGTGGCTTTGCTGTAGACTTGTCCAAGTTGGATGAGGTGCGTGAGGAGTTTGAGAATGAAAAGCGGCAACTGACCGATGACCTACAGGCTCATGTACGCAAGCTGATGGGTGACACACCTATCAATCTCAATAGTCCAGAGCAATTGTCTTGGGTTATCTACAGCCGTAAGGTTGTTGACAAGCAGTATTGGGGCAACGCTATTGACCCGTACATGGATGATGCAGACTTCCGCAGCCTGATTGCTGGCGGTACGGAGAAGATATACAAGAGCAACGCAAAGCAGTGCAGTGACTGCAATGGCACTGGACAGATACGAAAGGTTAAGAAAGATGGAACACCATTTGCTAGAACAAATAAATGTACACGCTGTGTTGGGGATGGTTATCTTCTTATACCTAGTGTGGACTTGGCGGGGCTGAAGTTTAAGCCACCATCAGCTAAGTGGGCAAGTGCCAATGGCTTTAGCACCAGCAAGCAGAACCTAGAGTTGCTAGAGTCTGCTGCCAAGCAGCGCGGCATGACTGACGCTGTAGACTTCCTATACAAAGTGCGTAGGCTTAGTGCAGTAGACACGTACCTATCGTCCTTTGTTGAGGGCATCAGCACATTCACGAAGCAGGATGGTAAGCTGCACGTGCGTTTGTTACAGCATCGTACAGCTACTGGTCGCTTCTCTGGTGCTGACCCGAATATGCAGAATATGCCACGTGGCGGCACATTCCCTGTGAAGAAAGTATTTGTGTCACGATTTGCTGGTGGCAAGGTAATGGAAGCTGACTTCGCACAGTTGGAGTTCCGTGCTGCAGCCTACCTATCACAAGATGAGGTTGCTATTGAAGAAGTATCTACTGGATTTGATGTACACTCATACACCGCTAAAGTTATTACCGATGCTGGTCAGCCTACGAATAGACAGGATGCGAAAGCGCACACCTTTGCACCGTTATATGGCGCAACGGGTTACGGTAGAACCAAAGCGGAAGCAGAGTACTACACCCACTTCACAGACAAATACCAAGGGGTCGCCGCTTGGCATTCCCGACTGGCTAAAGAGGCTGTGAACACAAGAAAGATTACTACGCCCAGTGGTCGTGAGTTTGCGTTTCCTGACGTGGTACGTAAGCACACTGGACGTGTCTCACACTTTACACAGATTAAGAATTACCCTGTGCAATCATTTGCTACAGCAGACATTGTGCCTATTGCATTGCTGCACATTGATGACTTGCTCAAGGGTATGCAATCGTGTATAGTGAACTCAGTGCATGACAGTATTGTTATTGACGTACATCCTGATGAAGAAGCACAGGTAATCAATGTCATACAGCAGACTAATGATGCGCTACCTTATCTCATCACCCAACGCTGGGGTGTTGAGTTCAATGTGCCTTTATTATTAGAGGCAAAAATAGGCCCGAATTGGCTTGACACCAAGGACGTAACCTGATATAACTATGCATCTTACAACTGAAAAGGAGTTAATAAACATGAACGATATTACAACGATTGATACTAACAACTACGCTGAAATGGCAAAGGCTATGGGTCTTGCAAATGAGGCACCTGCACAGAAGAAACAAGGTATGTTCCTTGCCCGTCTGCGCATCAACCACTCACCTATCCTTGGCTCTGATACCATCAAGGTTAAGGGTGGTACATACAAGCTGGAGGTTCCTGATGGCCCTACATACTACGCAGAGTCAGCAGTAATGCGTCCATTCATGCAACGCTTCATGTATAAGAAGTTCATCATGGGTAGTGGCGGTATACCTAATCGTTACGTTAAGACTGTCATGGCTGATACGCTTAACATGGACTTGAAAGATAACGATGGTGGCTTTAACTGTGGTAAGCCTTCTGGTTGGATTGAAGATTTTAAGTCTTTGCCAGATGCTACTAAAGAACTCATCCGTTCTATCAAGCGTGTACGTGTAGTGCTTGGTACAGTTGAGTTGGTTAATCCAAAGGATGCAGATGGGAATGAGGTTGAGTTAGCGTCTACCCCATTCATCTGGGAAGTAGAGAACCGTGATGCCTTCAAGACTATCGGCGGTGTGTTCACACAGCTTGCCAAGATGAAGCGTCTACCTGTGCAGCACAATGTTACGTTGAATACTGAAGAGCGTAAGCTGCCTAACGGTAATAGCTTCTACTTGCCTAACACATCCTTGGACATCACTAACACAGTGGAACTCACACAGGATGACCAAGAGAAGTTTGCTGACTTCATGGCTTGGGTGACTAACTACAACGAGTACATCATCAATGCTTACGCAGAGAAAGCGTCAAGCAAAAACGATATGGACTTGGATGAAGTAGACATTGACGGTGTGGTTGATGTTGAGTTTGAAGAAGAGGTAGCGTAATGAACCATCCTGCTGAACTGGCACTGCATCAGTACCTTGAGAATGCCGTAACAGGCAAGTCAAGTATGTCACAAGACACCATCAAACAGATTGGTGATGATGTGATGGCTGCTGCACAACGCCAGTTCGGTGGGGGAAACAAGCGTGACAAGTTTGGTCTACGTATGTCAAACGTAGGTAGGCCAACTTGCCAACTCTGGTATGATAAGAACAAGCCAGAGGTAGCGTTGCCCTTTCCGACAACATTCGTAATGAACATGATGATTGGAGACATCGTTGAAGCTGTCTTCAAAGGTATCCTTAAAGAAGCAGGAGTAAGTTATGAAGACACGGATAAAGTTTCTCTTGACCTTGGTGACGATAGCGTTTCTGGTTCTTATGACCTCATCATTGATGGTGCAGTTGATGATATTAAATCAGCTTCAGACTGGTCATATAGAAACAAGTTTGAATCCTATGACACTCTTGCCAGCGGTGATGGCTTCGGGTATGTGGCTCAGTTAGCTGGGTATGCTAAAGCAGCAGACAAGAAAGCTGGCGGCTGGTGGGTAGTGAACAAAGCCAATGGTCAGTTTAAGTATGTCCCAGCTACAGGATTGGACATAGATACTGAGGTGTCCAAGATTAAAGCTACCGTAGATAAAGTAAAGGAGAACAAGTTTGAAAGGTGTTTTGAACCAGTGCCTGAGACTTTTCGTGGCAAGCCCACAGGTAATAAAGTCCTTAATGACGGATGTAAATTTTGTAACTATCGCTTTGATTGCTGGGATAGTCTTATTGAGTTACCTGCTGTAAAGTCACAGGCAAAGAATCCACCAATAATAAGTTACATTGGAGATGTCATTGCCTAATGCAAAACAATTCAGGACAGCACGAAAGTATGGCTATCGTAGTGGTCTGGAACTCAAGGTATCTGACTACCTTACTGAACTTAACGTAGAGTTCTTGTATGAACAAATTAAGATTGAGTGGGAAGACCTTGCATACAGAACCTATACACCAGACTTCGTGCTGTCCAACGGCATCATCATTGAGACAAAAGGTATGTTCACCGCAGCAGATAGACGCAAGCATCTGGCTATTAAAAAGCAGCATCCTAAGTTGGATATTCGTTTTGTGTTTGAAAGCAGCAGACGCAAGCTACGTAAGGGTGCCAAGTCTACCTACGGTGAATGGTGTATTAAATATGGCTTCAGATATTATGACAGGATTATTCCTGAAGATTGGTTGAAGGAGAAGGGTAAGAACAAGCATCCAAAGTTTATTAAGTTTGGCGGCACAAAAGTGAAAAGGAGATAGAGCATGGACATGATGACTAAACTATCTAAAGAAATACAGAATGAAGATTTACTTATACGTGTCAGACCATTCGCTGATAACGACGGTAAGTGGTCAGGCGAAGTTGATATATCTATAATGGCTATGCCTGACAATCCTCTGGATGATGACGACTATTATCAGATAATGCATTTTGCTAAGATGATGTGTGCTGCAGTGCCTGTGATGGAAGAGGTAGAGGAACTACGTAATATTGTTCACGAGTACGTCACTAAAGTTATTGACAACGAGACAGATATTGATGTAGAACTAGAGGAAGAAGCGGGTGTGGAAAAGACCTACGATGGTAATGTAATACACCTTAACTTTAACACTAGAACAAAGGGGTCAGCATGATTAAACATGAGGAGTATATGAAACAAGCTATGAAGCAAAGTGATGTAGGTAGCCCAGAAGACTATCCACCTTCTGCCGATGTAGATATGGTCAATAATCCACCACACTACAACCAGACAGGCATTGAGTGCATTGACGCTATCTCTGCAGCTACAGGTGATGGATACAAGTACTACCTGCAGGGTAACATTATGAAATACCTATG